GCTGTACCTGCTTGTGGGTCAGATGCTTCTTTCATTTTATTTAAACGTTGTGTCTTCTTTTTAGACATTTCTTTACGTTTTTCAATATAATCTAAAGCACGTTTTAATCTTGATTTCACTTCAGGATCTTTTGCTTTACCATAAGCTGCTCTTACTCGTTGGTGAATTAAGTTAATTACTTGAGATTGACGAGCGTGTGCTTTAGATTTAAATGATTTTTTATTTAAAGTATCAACGATATCTTCTTTGGTTTTAAATTTAACTCTAACTGTATCTGATGGATCTTCATCTGTGTATAATCTACGACCTGATCCTTTAGGTTTTTTACCTGTTCCTTTTTTAGGATCATTTTCTGGGATTATTAGTTCGTTTAGGTTTTCTATGTCTGTAGGGTATGATTTGGTTTTAGAATAAAATTCTATCATCCATGGTAATTGTTTCCATGAGTCTACTCCGTTAGGTGTTTCAGCATCAAAATATTTACCTTCATATTCAACCCAAACATGTCCTAATGTATTATTTCTAGAATCTTCTGTACTCATTATTTTAGAGCCAGGTAAATATTTACTTAAATTTTTAGCAAAAATATCACAGAAACCATTATTACATTCTTTTCCTCCAAATTTATCCCAATTTTTATATGTTATTTTTAATGCATCTTTTTCTGTTTGGGATAATGCTTTTTGATGTATATTCAATTCTGCTACTATAGCATTACCTGGGAAGTAGGTTATTATATTCTCGCCTTGTTGTTTAATTTTAGCATCAGGAAATACTTTTAATATAAATGCTTTATATAAATTATCTCTTTGGTTACTAAAATCTTCTTCGCTTGATTTTTTAGAAGGGGAGTATAAAATTGCTTTAATATCTCCTCTATACTGTCTTAAATAATGTTTAATAATATTCGTTATTGTAGACATTACTCTATATAGTTCTCCTTTATTGACTACTATTTTTGAAGATGAACCCTCAGCACCTTTAGGTTTTGCTAAAAATTCAATATCCATAGCTTCCATAGACATATCCTCATCTTCAGGATCGTCAATTTCGATATGTGTTAAATCTACCTCATATTTGGTTTCGGAAGGTGTGGTAAATTCTATAGAAGTAACTCGACCACTACTATCAACTTCTGTCCACTTATAAGGTTCAAGATTAGCTTCACCTACTTCATTTATTGGGAAGAATTTATCTTTAAATTTAGAAGGATATGTTGAAAATTTACCTTTACTTAAAAAATTAGTTAGTGTACCTAATAATGTAGTTCCTGAAATTCCTAAAATGGGAATAGCGCTCATTTTGAATATGTCTACAACATTACGATGTAACTTTTCTTTTTCTTCAGGAGTTAATTCTTGTTTTTTAATATATTTGGTAAATAATTCTTTAAATCCTTTAAAATCACCTGTTTGATCTTTATAAGCTGATTTGAAAGTGGAAATTAGGTTTTTAGTTTTATCTAAAATCCCTTCGTCTAATTTAGTTTTACTATCTGACCATTTTCTAAATTCAATATTACCATTTAGATAGGCTTCTTTTTCTATAGTTTCTAAATAATCGTCTTCATTTGTATTAGTAGTATTAATATCACCATTACCTATTCTACCTTCAAGATTTTGTATATGATGGATCATTTCATGAGAAAATGAACGTACAATATCTTTTGGATGACGACCATAAGTGTAAAGTACAATTAATTTATCATTAGGATTATAATATGCTGTTTTACCAAAAAAGTCTTCAGCATTCTTACTATCATCATGTATAAATTTTACTTTAGGCAAAGGACGAATATTCATACCTTTATCTAACATGTATTTTGTTAGATCTTGTATTTTTTCTTTATAATCTGTGTTTATTAAATTTTCTTGTAAAGGTAAAGATAAAGCTTTAGCTCTTTGTTTCCATAAATCTAAAATATTATTTCTATCTTTTTTATTTAATCTTACTTTATCAAAATAATCATTAATTACATCTTTAAAAGGTGTTTTTGATTTTTTAGCTTTCAAGTACATACCTTGAAGCATAGCATCTACCTCTTTTTCTAATTTAAAGTATTCTGATTTAGGTAAAACTTTTAAAGCAATTAAATTTCGTAAAATTTCATCATCTTCCATTTCTTTAGACGAAATTACATTAGACCCGGCTTGAGTTAAATGTTCAATTTCATGTCTAACAACATCTATTAGATCATTATATATGGTTTCCCATTTTTGAGGTAAATCTCTAGGATCTACTTGGAATTTAATTTCTAAATATGCTGGGGTTCTTAATGGATCTGCTCCTCCATCTACTCTATAAACTTCTGTTTTTGTTTCTTTAACATTTAAAGTAGCATAAAGTTCAAAGTTAATAGATTGACCTTTAGAATTTTCGGATTCATAATCCTCATTATATTCTAAAAGTTCAGGAGTACCATCATATTGACTTTTCCAATCATTAATTATATCTTTAACAATCATTCTTGTTAATGAATCATAACGACCTTCATTGATGGTTTCTTTTCCTTCTAATAGATCCTTAAGTTTAATAATAACATTTTGAGGAGTATCTATTAAAATCCCAATCCCACCTGCTTGTTCAAAAGCTCTAATGTTTTCGGGTTTATCATCAATTAATACGGAATTTGGTGTAGCCCATAATGCTTTTTCTTTACCATTTTTGGACCAATTCATTGGTAATGAACCTATATTTTTTGTAACCCATTCTGTTTTACCATCAATGGGAGCATCAAAAAATCTTCTACCAGTTAATTCTTTATTTGCTTTAGATAATTCAGGAACAGCAGAAAGTATTTCAACTTTATTGAAATTATTTTTAGCAAAATCAACCATTTCTTTAGCTCCTGGAATGATAGGGGCATTAAGCCAATAATCTAGATTTTCAACTGTATCTTGAGGTTTGATTTTTCTATCTTCACCAGTTTCAGGATCCTTAATAAACGTAGTTGCTAAATTTTGAGTGTAGTTTGATAAAGTATCATCTACATCAAAATAAATAATATAGTCTCGATTATCTTCTTCTAAAAGATCCTCCAATAAGAATTTGGTAAGCAAATCCATTATTATTTAAGCTTTTGGATTTTTTCTTTTGCAGCTGCTTTCTTTTCTTCAATATCTTTTTTAGCACCACGGAAAGCTTCCATTGCCTCTTCCATTTCTTTAAGCTGCGATTCATATTCCATGAAAGCTTCATTAGCATGACGATTAGCCTCAGAGCGGTTTTTATAAACACCTTTAGTTTCCTCCATTTTGATTTCGTCAAATACAGTAGCTTCGCAAACCATTCCTTCTTTAGTCATACCTTTACCAGGTTTTTTAACTACGAAAAATTTACCAATTTCATCTACTACAGTTGGACTATCCTCTTCTTTAATGGATTTTTTATCTTTTTTTTCTTCTACTTCTTTAAGTAAGTCTAATAATTTCATAATTATATAGTTTTGTTCGGATGATAAATACTTAATAATTTTGTTTCTTATCGTTTATTTTTACATTTTTTAATTAATTCATATAAATGATATAATAAATGCCACTCAATTTGAATGGCATTCTATAAAAATGTGATAAATATTTATAAAAACGTTTTGTTTCAATTGTTTCCGCTATATTTTTATTGTTCTTTTTTCACTTGTGTTTTGAATTCTGTAAATACAGGTGCTTCGTTTGGATTTTCTAAATCGAATAAACGTTTTACTGTTTTAAAGATTTCAATGTTTTCTTCTTGTGTGCGAGATGGTAAAATCATTTCCCATCCTTTACCTTGCATTTTTTCTTTATTAGGTTTACGTTTAGAAGATTTTAACCATAAAATACCTACACGATCAGGTTTAACACCAAAGCATTCTTCATAACAATGAGCATAAATTGCTGCTTGTAATTCATATATTGTTTGCATATGATTTGATGTTTTATGGTCAATAATCCATAAATCATTATTAATTTTACAAACTAAATCTGTTGTTCCTGCTACTTTAAGTTCGTCTGAAAATAAATGAATTTCTTGGTCTATTAATTCAGGTTGATTAGTTTCCCAAAAATCAACAAAACGTAAGAACATTTGCCAAATATTAGGATCATATTGAGGATTACCCCATTCATTTAAAAAGTTCATTTCTTTACCTTCTAAATATTCTTCAATCATTTCGTGTACCTTAGTTCCATCTTCTGCTGCTTTACGAACAATGTAATCGGCTGATCGACCCATATTTTTAAGCCATTCTTCAAAGTGTTTACCTTTAGGATAACAACTTAAAACATGTGTAATTGATGGATAATATTCTCCGTTTCGTCTGTAGTATCTAGAATCTGGGAGGGTAATTTGTTTGTGATCCTCCGAAATTTCTAAAATTCGATTGTTAACGGATTTAATAATTTTTTTCATAGAAATAATTTTTTCTCAAGTAAACCGGAAAATGTTAAGGGGTAGGTTTCTTGAATTAGTTTAGTGAAATTTTTGAAACCCATTTCACTCGGGTCTTTATCTTGCATATCTACAAGATAAACTTCTTTTCCTTCTTTCATAAGTTGCTCGCAAAAATTTAAGGCTTGTTTTTGAGCATCTTTATCTAAGGCAATGTATATTTTATCAACTGTTGATTTTACTATTTTTTTCATTAAATTAGATTGAATGTTTTTTCCAAGTAAAGGAATAACATTACGTTTAATAGCAATAGCATCAAATGGACCCTCACATAATATAAGAGGTAAATCCCAATTTACAAATAGTTCAAAAGGTATAATATCACGAGAAACTGATGGGTTTCTATATTTTACAGATGGTTCTTTTTCAAATGAACGTCCTGTAAAGTAATTTATAGTTCCATTTTCATCAAATGAGGGAATTATAACCATATTAGCGTATCTTCCTGTCTCACAATATCCAATCCCATATTTTAAAATATCTTCTTCGGTAATACCTCGAGATTTGATATACGAAAGAGCATGTCTTCCTATGATGTTGGATTTTTGAATATCTGTTAAAGGTTTAAATTCTTTTGGAAGTTGTAATTTATGTTCAATCTGAATATGGGTTTCAGGTCCTACATACTTTACTAAAACTTTTAATTCAGATATTTTATCTTGAGAAACGGATGCTGATTTGAATAATTGGTAAAGTTTTTTACCTTTTTTATCACAAACCCAGCAATGCCAAGGATTTTCTCCTTTAGCATTTTCAGTCATATTGATTTCTAGTTTAGGTTTATGGTGATTACATAAAGGACAATGGTAAGCATAATTACCACGAGCCGTTTGTTTACCAGAACCAAGCACAGAATTAGTCAGTGCTACTAGAGATTGATTTATCATAATGATAATATACTAATTCTCTTTTGCTACTCCAAAGTCACGTGCGAAAAATTTTCCTAAAATATTGTCGTTAAAATAAGATTCGGGATATTCTAAAACACCCATCATAAAAAGATACTTACATTCGTAATAAGTCAATAATTTTTTATTATTAACTACTTTAAGAATTTCACGTTTAAATTCGTCTTGTTTGTCTTCCTTGATGATTTCTAGTACAGGTTTAGCAGAACCAAAATATGTTTTCCAATCGCTTTCTTTTTGAACTACTTTAGTAGTAGGTTTACGACCAGGTCCGGTTTGTTCAGCTAATTCTTTTTTAGTGAGTTTTTTCTTTATATTATGATATAAAGATTTTTTTCCAATATATGCTTTCCCACTTGGTATATGAGTAGTTACATATATAAAACCAAAAGCATCTTGAGGTAAATCCTCTAGGGAATTTACCTCTTTATTTTGATATAACCAATTTTTCATAATTTTTATACTTTTATATATCCTGTATAAATTACATTACCCATATATGTAGAAGTATCATCGAAAAATTCTAAATAACCTCCATTAATTGTTGCTTTAATTGGAGGACCTGGATCGTCTACAGAGTTTGCTGTTACCCAAATATCGGTTCCTAAAGTTGTTGGAGTAGGTGCGGGAGAGAATGAATTTAAAGAAATAGAAGCAGATGTGGTAGAACCTCCCCCAAAAGTGGCAAATCCTGCAATTAAATACATTAGTCGTGGTGAATCTCCTTGAGGGATAACATTTATGGTACCTAATGTAGAAGAGGCATTTAAAGAAAAAGAGGCTGTTACAGCACGTGATGAACTTATTGCAAAAGAGGCTGTTACAGCACGTGATGAACTTATTGCAAAAGAGGCTGAGGTTGCTGAACCTGTTAAACTACCACTAATGGAAACATCATATCCTCCATTTGATGTTAAGGCTGAATATAGTTGTAGGATATCATTTGGTTGGATTGTATTTCCGTTTACAATGTTGGAATTATTTAAAGTTGCCATGGTTATCTATCTAGATTAATTAATATTGTTGTATCGGTTGTAGGGGATAAAGGTAAAGGTTGTGCTAATTTACCTATAGCTATTAAATTTTGATTGTCATCATATAACCCTACTGTTGTAATATAAGGATTAAAATACGAAGCAGTTGCAAAACTATATAGATATTGTCCCGGTGTAAAAAAAGTACCATTTGAGGCACTAATTTGAGTACTTCCTGAGGAGATACTTGGGTTTAGGGTAAAATTGTATTCATTATCTCTAATAGTACATTTATATTGAGTTTCATATATTGTAAGAGATGAAGAAAATGAACAAGTTACATTTGATGAAGTGACAAAAGCATTAGTAATTTGTACATTTCCACCTCCATATAAACTACTACCATATGTTGCGGATCCATAACCATTTAGTCCTGGGTTGCTATCACTAGTAATTACTGCTAAACCGTGAGGATAAAATATTTGACCACAAATTTCTCCTGATGATGATAAAATTAAATTTCCATTTGCATCATCATATATTGATCCACTTACAGAACCACTAACCATATTCCATATAAATGAACCGGGTTGGATATAATTTCCATATAATTTAGATGGAACTGACATTACTCCTATTACTGAACCTGAACCTGTTGGGAAATATTTTTCAAAAGTTAAAGTTGTTTGATTATAATTAAAATATCTTCCACTTGAATCACTAGATCCTATATAAACATTTCCTTCAGGATTATTACCGGGGAATAAACTTTGGGTGGTAGCAGGACTACCATAACTAGAACTTAAATAATTTGAATAATATAATTCTTGAATTGAACTATAAATTAATCTCTGATATTGAGTGGATACTTGTCCTGTTGTAGGATCTGTATTTGGATTAAATAGAGTTCCTGAAAGGTTTGTTCCTATAAATCTATCAATTCCAACAATAGATCCTGTTAGTTGATTAGCTCCAGTAAAAGTAAAACTCTTATTTACCTCAAAAGGGGTAACAATTATATCAGATGAAAGAAATTGTTTGTATGCACTCATTCATTTTAGAAATCTAGCTTAACGCGAACTAATGCTTCTTTTGTAAAGTCTTTAGGTAAAGGTCTTGACAATTTAGCAACCGCTAATAATTGGTTAGTATCGTTGTATAATCCTATAGTTGTGATATAAGTTGTAGGATTATTAATAAAACTACTATATAATACCTCACCAGTTGAACCTGAAATAAATGATGGGTTTTCTGAATAATTAAATTCTGATGTTCTTGGTCTTACAAATATATAATCGGAAGTTATTGATTCTTGAGAATTAATAAAGAAATCAGCAGATGGAGCTAAATTAGCTAAAGATGAACTTAGAGATACAAATAATGATTGATTTGGACTAACATTAGGAGCAGCTGAAGCGGTTGCTGATCCACTATATAAAAAACCAATACCTCCACTAATTGCCGGAGCAGCTAATGCCTTAGGGTTTAATAAAATAGTTCCAATATCTGGGAGTAACCATCCATAAGAACCTGAGTTCGCTGAATACCCATCAGCTGTATTTCTTGATGAAATTGTTGCTCTAGTACCTGTTGAACCTGTAATTAATTGAAATACTCTACCAGCTTCTGTAAATTGAACTGATGTTACATAACTACTATTATCGGTTATAGTAACAGAACCACCTGAACCTGAAAGGGTTAATGAAAGAGATCCTAAAAATAATGAATCTTTATATCTTGCTCTCTCAAAAGTTAAAGCATAAAATTCAGATGATGTAATAGCACCAAAAGTAAAATTAGTATTTTCATCACCAATTACTAAATCTTGCCATTGACCATAAATTGTTGATGTTGGTGATTTTCCGTTTACAGCAATATTGTAATTTAAACTACCACTTCCATCTGAATTTCCATAAGCTATTGCAAATTGGACAGATTGAGTTGTAGCGGCATCATACACATTAGTATAAAAAGCCCCATTAGAGCTATTAACTTGTGCGGATGATGAAAAAACGGATGCTAATGATGGAGCATCAGTGGACCACAGAGTTGAAGAAATAGCATCTGTGCTTACTACGAAATCGTCTGTTTCTAATCTTTTAAATGACATAATCTATATATTAAGATACTTGAGTTACTGTTACAGGGATTGTTAAACGAGCACCTGAATCTCTACCTTCTACAGTTAATGTAGCTTGTAATTGATTATTTGAACCAAACAATGTATTCACTGTTGTTGCTCTTAAGTTAATTGTACTACCAACAACTGTTTTAGATACGGATGTACCTAGTGTTTGTGTTTGGTTTGATAAATTAAGTGCCTGTACAGCTGGTGTGTTAATACCAATACCTTCAAATGTACTAAATAAACGAACATCTGAGATTGTTGCTGTATAACCTGCTGTTTCATAAGTATTCCCACCTAAATAATTTAATGTTTGAGGTGTGATTGCTAATGAAGCACCTTGTTTAATTATAATTGCACTGTAACCTAAATCAAGGATAGGCATTTTAGCAGTTCCACGAGGTAAAGTAACTAATTTATATTTCATTACTTGTGTTGCTTGCGGAAATGCTTCTAATAAAGGCATGTTTTGGATAGCTTCACCATAATATGCAGAACCTGAGGGATGATTTGGATTATAAAGTGTATAATCTATTTCATCATCAGCTAAAGCAAATTGAGTGATTCTAAATTGACCATCATTTTGTGCTAGTAACTGGCGTCCTGTATCTGTAAGGATTGCATCTATTGTTACTACGCTGTTATTTAAATATCCCATTTGTTTTTATTGTTATATGTTATAAATATATAATTTTATTATTTTTTATTAAATATTTGAAAAGAATCCAACAGATTGTGCTATTCCTAATAAACTACCTGTATATTGTGGGTTAAAATTTCCTGGGACTAGTAATCCATTAATGTTTCCAGTAGGTGTTATAAAAGACCCAGTAGCTAAAAGAACTAGATTTTCATTTGGTTTTCCAAATACATTTTGAAATGTATAAGAACCAGTAGCGTTTAGATCAGGAGCTACACCGGTTGAAAATACTTGATAATTTTGAAAACTTCCTGAAAATACATTAACATTGCTTCCTGAAAAAGAATATTGGCGGATTGATACTGGAGTATCCATGGATGAAGTACCCATTGGGGTACCTAAATATCCTGAGAATATATTTGAGGGAAATATTGAATTTAATATAGGAATGTTACTTGTTAAAGGATTTACTTTATTATCTAAAGCCCCAGTTAAACTCGATGATGGAATAATATTATTTGTTGAACTTAAATCAATTCTATTACCATCTATACTAATTAATGAAGTAATACGAACTACAGAAACACCAGTAAAGGATTGGATTTGTGAACCACCAATGAATATTTTATAAGCTACAAGTGAAGGACTTATATTATCAAAATACGCAAACCAATTACAATAATCTTCAACATTTGCTACTGCTCCTATTGAACTTCCGGAAATCATAGGTTGATTAACATATAATTGAGATATAGATCCTGTTGGAGATGTTGTTGTACTTCCATTATATCTTGGATTAGCACTTCTAGCTATAGTATAATTTGAAGCCGGGACTGTTGCTGGTGTTGCACTACCTGATCCTCTAGATGCTGAAATAATTGTATTAAAATTTACTGCAGTAATAGCATTTGATGAAAAATCTACATCAAAAAATTCTTCATTTGGACGAGATATAATAATATTATTTACTAATGGGTTGAATGATGAATAATTATATCCATTTGCCTCATTTAAAAATGGATCTAAAGTTACAGCTGTATCTGAGGTAATGGAATTATACGCATAAGGATCACCAAAGTTATAAGGGGAAAAAATTGTAGTTGTTGATACTGTTCCTCCAACAAATTGAATTTTATAAACTGTTTGAGATTCGGGAGAAATGGAAGCAATAGTCCCTGTTACTGTTACGGTATATGGAGTCGCATTTACACTAAAGGCTACTGGAAGAGTAATTTTATCCCCAGCCCTTAAATTAGATAAAGCTGCTTCTATATTTAATGCATTTTCATCAATTTCATTTATATATAAAGTACTTACATATAAATAATAATTAGAACCATTATATCCAATACTTATTTGCCAAAAAATTTGACCAGCACCTGGGGTTGTTAAGGAAGATCCGAAAATAGTATATTCTGATAATTGAGTGGGGGCCATTTTATATGGATTATCCTCATTTAATTCCCCATTTTCTACCTCTAAAATAGATCCACTTAATTCACCATCGAAAAATTCAATTTGACTTGATTGAGTAAAAGCAACTGAACCTGAAAGTGAAGGGGTAGTACCACTCCAACTTTGAGTAATATTAACTACGTTATTTCCTGTATATTGAGATGAAGTTAATCCAAATAAATTAGGCATTGTACCTCCAGTTCCTCCATTAATTTCATACATTTGAATTGGTGAGCCTGTGATTTCTAGGTTTTGAAATACAAAAGGAGAATTCCATGTAGGAGGAGGTGTACTACCACTTCCATAATATGAAGTAGTTGTATAAGTATCTACTTGTGGAACAGGATATTTGTTTCTCTCAAGTAAATGTTGTTTAATTACAATACCCGTAGCTAATGATGTTCTAGCAGGTACATAATCTTTAATCATTTTAAATAAGGCATTATCATAATATTGAATTATTCTAATGTAATCCCAAATATTGTAATTTGATGTATATTTTTTAAAATATTCTTCACTTAAAATATCCAGTTCAGGATATGTTTGAGCTGAGGTGGAAACTAATCTTGGATCACCAATATAGTTACCAATATTAAAATATCCTATTTGTGAATTTATATCCTCGTTTATTTCATTTTGAGGGGATAAAGCTACTTCTGTATAGTTAATATCATTAGTATAACTTTGACTTATAGGATAATTTTGTTGTATTGAAATAAATGGAGAAAGGACTTTATTTGTAGGTAAATTTACTTCTTCACTTCCACTATAAGGTAATACTCCATTAATTTGAGTAATTTTTTCAGTAACAATATTTTTTATTCCTACTGGTACTTGATCAAAGTAAATATATTCGTAATTATTTACAAAACTTGATGTATTACTTATATAAAAATTACTATCATTAGAAATAAAGGATGAAGCTGTTATCCAGGATCCCGTTACTTTAGGGTGGATTGATTTAGAACCTGTATATAATTCTCCACCTAAGGGGGCTCTAAATGCTAATTCATTTGGGGATGAATTTATTCCCCCTGCTCCTTCGGTTGAATAAGGATTCATAATATAATCCTTAAATACACTAGAGTTTAGTATAGTATCATAATATCTAATTTCTTGGTAAGAACCACTAAACATCTTACCTAAAGAGGAATTTGCAGTAGCCGGAAAATAACTATATACACTATCTGTCCAAGCAGCTTCATTTGCCGTTACCGATGAACTAGCTAAAAAGTTATATTCATTATAATTCCCCCCAGGAGTTACTTTATCTCCAGCGTATAATATAAAATCTCCAGAATTAACATCAGCTGTAACCATTACACTCCACCAATTACCATTAAAAAAAGGTAAGTAAACACTTGCTGATGTTGAAATAGCACTTGTATCTGGGATTAGATCTAAAAGAGCATATTGGTAGGAAGAACTTGGAATTGAACCTGAATAGGAACCACTTGTATAGCCTGAACCTGTATATCTTAGACGAATAGCTGAGCTTATATTATTTGTCCATAAACTTTGAGAATAATATCCACCATTAGTAGGAACCCCGTTAGTTTTAAATCTAAATTGTATACTTGCGGGGGTTAATGTATCCCAATTAGGTCCAAGTTCCCAAGAAGAAGATATAAAATAAGATCCTGAAGTATTGTAGGCTAAGTTATATTCATTTTGCCATTGATCCCATGTATTTGGGTTTTTATCTTTACCTCCAAATTCATTAATACGAATAATAGTATCAGGAATACCAAATACATTAATTAAAGTTCTAACACCATCAACTGTACCTTTTTTCTTTAAAAGATAAGGTAAATTATGGTATATTTTTTTATAAGATAATTTTACAAAATCTTCAATAGTTGGTAAAGAAGAAGCTGAAACTGATGCTGTTACATAAGATGTAATTAATTCACTTCCTGTTGGAACCAATGTACTACCACTTGGTGATAAACCGATAATAGCATTATATATGTTTTCCAGGGTATATGAACTATCATATATTTTAGTTCCTAAAGATGTTAATACATCTGCAACTAAATCTTTTGAAACACCCTCATATAAATTTGAATTTGCATTTAATTTAGAAGTAATACCTTTTGTATATAACCAAATATAGTCAAAGAATTGACCCACCATATTTACAAATAGTATGTAATTAGTGTTATCATTGTCACTTCGAATAAATTCAGGTACTACATAAATTAAATTATTTTGATTATTCTGATCATATATTGATGCTGAAATACTTTGAGTAGTATACCAGTTAAGAGCTTGAGATGATCCTGTTGGATATAAAGTATACGGAGGGATAGAATTTGATTTAGGCCAAGTATATGAACTTGAATCATAGTATAAAAAATATTCATACCCATCAAAACTTACTATTTCATCTTGGATTTTTTTCTCTAAAATTGCTTTACTTGAAGAAACAGCAAATGATTGAGATGTTGAACCGGTAATGGTAGAATATATAGCATTAATTTGATTTTGATAATTCTCTATATTTGATACTTTTTGTTCAAAATTATACAATCGTTGATTTGCTGATGAAAAGAAAACAAAGTTTTCATAATCTTCATAATCTACTGAAAGATCAAAATTAGGACCATCTAAATTAGTTAATAACTGAGATAAAGAGCCTGATAATGGAGTAGAGGTAATACTAGTATAGGATTGATAACTTGTAAGAGGTCCAGTTTCATTTTTAATAGGAATATTAAAATTAGCTGTTTTTAATTGTAAAACATTATCAATATTTAATACTATATCTTCAAATTCAATTTGGTAAGCCGTTGATTCAGCCGTTTTAACCACAACATATGTTTGAGTTTTTAATGGTATATTTGCCGGTAAAGGTTCGTATAATTTAATTAAAACTGAATATGTTGGGGTTGTAATGTCTAATAAAATATTAACAGCTAATACATAAAAATTATCTTCAAAATTTAAGTAAAATTCATCGAAATAATTTAAATCATCTAATTGAGCCTTAAATTCATTATAAGCAATAGCTATTTCCTCGTTAGATAAAAAATTAGAATTTAATCTAATTTCAGTTCTATTTGAAGAAATTTCGCTTATATAATATTGTTGTTCAAAAGAAGAACTTAATTTAGGAGCAATATAATTGTATACCGTTTTTACTATACCTGTATTAAAGCCTGCGGCAATAGCATCTTCTTCAGGATTAATAGTAATAGAGGTAATTTCCTCGGCACTGGTTAAGTATTGAGGTTTCCACCCTGCAAAATTATAATTACTCTGTAATAAATTATTATTAAAATCATATACAAAATACTCAATCGTATCCTTATTATCATTAAAAGAGCTTGATAATGTAAAGTTAGGGATTACATTAAAGTCTTGTGTATTAAAAGACTGATTAGGTGTTAATGTATTAGGATTTATTTGAGTTATACTATTCATATATTGTAATTATCCGGTAGGTAATTGGATGGTACTAATCTGTTGTTGTAATTCCAAATTATCTTGTCTAAGTTGTGTAAGTTCGTCAATAAGTGCTTGAACTACTTCATCTTGGGGAGCCGTTGTTCCAATATAAGCACCACTAGTTTTAACTAAATATTCGTGAGAATTAATTTCTCCAAATTTAGGTATGTCAAAAAATAATTGTTGATATTCTTGGAAAAATTGTTCAATTGTAACACTTGGGGTTACAGCTAAAGAAGAAGTAGGTTGGACTAATTGAGTAAAAGAAGTATCAATAGTATTATTAAAACTATCTCTATCAAATACCTGTTTACTAAAATTTATATTTTCCATTATCCATTAACTACTTTAAAATAATATTGATCTTCATATACAATCGTTGAACTACCAATTGTAGTTTGTACAAGAATTTGATAATATCTTTCAGGTTCTAATCCATTCATATATAAATCGAAATAACTTCCTGAAGGATCTACACTGAGTTGGGTATATGTTGGATCAAAATCAATTACATATTCATTAGTCTCTAAATCCTTAATAGCATAATAAGATGCTGTAGGTAAATAATAATTGTAAGTATAAACAGATGATGTTACCCATAATTGAGGTGGATATTCAGGGCGAGAATTTACTCTAAATCTATTTATACTTTCACTAAAGAATATACCGGGGTTGTTGTTAACTAGTATAGATGCTGGTAGGGTGGTTAATTCAAATTGACCTTTAGTTAAAGTAATTTTTAAATCAGTCCCACCTGAAGCTATTGATCCTAATGATTGGGAAGGGATTGTAATTACTTGTCCGGGAGCATATCCAGATCCTGTGCTAGTTACAGTAATATTAGATATTGAGGCAGTTGTAGCTCCTAATGTAATTGAAAATATTGCTGTTGAGCAAAGTGTTGGAGTTGATCCACTTACACCTGTAAAGGTTGTATTTGGAGTAGAACCAGTTGCATTTACATTTTGCGTAATTGAAGCTGAAAGAGCATTAGATGTTGTTCTTAAAATACCTAAGGGGTCTAAACTTCCAATATTATATGAATAATCATTCCATTTAAACTCTAATTGAGGAGGATAAATAGTATGGGTGTCTCTTGAAAAATAAGCTAAATTTACTTGTTGATATATACTGTTTACAAATTCTAAAGATGGATCTTGTCTAACAATAAATCCATCATTTGGTCTTCCATTTGCTGGGTTAGCAATACTTGCTGTCCAATACTCAACAAAGGATTTAACGTTAAAGGTTAAATCTAAAGGTGAATAATATGTAAATGTTTGATTTGTTTGAGGAGTTATATACCAAGTACCACCTCCGGCTGATGGTGGATTAGTAGAGGTATTAAAAGATCCTGTACTACCTGCTGTATATGAAGATGTTTTCCAAGCATTACTTCCTGAATAGGATCTCCAATTCCAAGAACATCCATTTTGGGTCTCAGGAGAGTTTAGATAACGACCTGTTCCCATATTCCAAGATTGGGATACCATGTTTACTAATACAGTAGTATCACTACTTAAACCAGTATCATTAGCAACAAATAATTTTAAATTTGCTGTCCAATTTGAAGTTCTTATTAAACTTTGAGAAACAAAAGCTATATCTGAATCATCAAATTGAATTAAAAAGCGAGATGTTTGAGGATAAAGACCGTTTTGGATAGATCCTAATGAACCCGTTTTAAAATTTGTACTAGCTTCAATGATTTCATCTAATCCGGTATTCATATTAGAATAGGATGAGTATAAGGTTGAATCTTTGGTAGGAAATATCTTATATACTGCCATTAATTATATATTAAAATGGTACTACTTTTGCTTGAATATCTGTGTTAGGGTACTTAACTTCAAAAATCATTGGATCTAATGAAGGATATATTACATTGTTATCTGTAGCTGCACTAATATCATAAGAAAAATCAGAATATCCATTAGATACTCCTACTTTATTAATAATTGATACATTTTTAACGGTTTGTACACCTTCAATTCTATCTAGTATAACATTTATATCACGTAAAATAATTGGTTGGTTAATCTGCCAGTTTTCAATATTAAAATAATCTCTCATTGCTGTTATACATTTTAAGAGTACTTCATCATTGTTATAATTAGGTAAAGTAATAATATCTATATTAACTCCTATATTAATAACATAAGCATCTTTAATATTAATATTATCGTTTATAATTTTATATTCAGATAAATAAACTGCTAAATTTTGCTTTAAAGCGGATGAAGCTTGAATTACCTGTTGATTTACATTATACGCTAAAACATAAAGATCTAATACACTTGGAATATCACCAGTTGCTATATCAGATGCTTTTTGTTGGGTTGCAAATATTTTAGCTATATTACCATAATCTGAAGGTAAACTTAAAGCACGTACTACATAATCATCAAATGTTACTGTACGTAATTGGTTTTGGAAATTACCTAATGAATTTTGTCTAATTTCATTTATATTATCTCCATCAGATCCACCATCAGCAGCTACAGGATTTGTAACTAATAAAGAAGTAAATATTTGATTTGCTAATGATGAATTAGTTATACTTGAATTTAAAAACTTAACGTTTGTAGTATCTATAAGAGTTAGTGAATTTGCTTGAGCATTTGCTGAAACACCCCCACCAACTAGATAACGTGTTGTTAAAGTAGTATTAGCAGGTGCAATACCATAAGTATTTGTGAATATAAAGTTTGTAGGAGAGTAAGCTGTTGTTAGTTTACTTTTTTTAGTTGGTAATCCAATTCCTACATTATTTGGGTTTGGAATAATTACTTCAGTAGTATCTGTTGGACTTCCAGCTCCAAATTGTACCTGAAGGGTGGTCTTATTTAAGAAACGAGTTGCAAATCTTCTAGCAACTTGCTTTACTTGAAGTAAATTAGCTACATTAGTATCTGAAGAAAAATTAGGATTATTAATATTAGTATTTTTAATACTTTCAAAAATTGAATCCTGAGCTAAATTATCTACTTCATACCATATGTTATTATTAGAGTCTGTAATACTTAAGATTCCAATGATGTTGGTATCACTTATATTAAATGAATTAAACGCTACAGGGACCGTAAATGAATTGGTTTGGGTATTTACAGTAGCTGATATGGCTTGTCTTTGTTTCTTTAGTAAATAATAAGTAGGAGCGTTGTTTGCGGTAGAATATACTGTAACTTCCGTAGGATCTAATGAACTACTAACAGTAAAATTAACATTATCTTGGATTAAAAATTTTAATGAACTTGTTAAATTAGAAGTTACTGTTGTATTTTCAGGTATTTGTAAGGCGTATGTGTAATCAGGTATTGCAACACTTGCGCTTATAGTGGCTGGTACTTGTTGGTATATATCAAATACAACTGTTGCTGCTGATGTTACTCGAGGTTTATACCCAAGTAAATATGCTAATTCATATAAATTTTGGGTTTGACGAGCATATTGAATAAATGTTTCCTGGACTTGATTATCAACATAAAAAGATAAAACATCACCTACATAAGCTGCCATTTCCATAAACATCATACCAGGTGATGATGGAGTAAAATCACTATAAGTGTTAGGGAAATAGGTTTTTGCATAACTGATAAGACTATCTTTCAGTGATGGGAAATCTCTATTTATATATTTTATATCTTTTTTTGAAGCCATGTTATACTACTACGTTAATACTGTCTGTTATACCAAAATTTGTTACACTATAATATATTTTTATTATAATAGTATTTTCGTCAGCATTTGGTTGAATTAAAACATTGTTAAGAGTTACAAATGGAAAGAAAGCATTTATTTCATTTTGGATAAGTTGTCTAACTATACCATCTGTTAATCCATTAATATTTTCATATACAAATCGTTGAAGACCACTTCCAAAAAATGGGTTGAATACACGTTCTCCTTGATTTGTTGAGAAAAAATTAATTAAGTTATTTTTTATAGCATCTCTAGTAAAATAATTAGGTCTAAATACAGAAGGAGCGTTAAAAGGAAGGTCAACCCCTACGGCTTGTCTTCCAACGTTATCTGCTGGGAATCTATTATTTACTATAAATGCCATTATTTATTCATTAAATTCATTATCATATCTAATCCTACTTCACCTGCTGGTAGAGCACCATTAATAGTATCTACGGATTGGGGTTTAAATTCATTTGCATATTGTGAAGTAATTGCTCCACCATTTTGCATTTCACCCAAAATATTACCAAACATCGCCTGTCTTTCGGCCGCATTTAATTGTTTTGGTTTTTCAATGTGAGGTTGAGCATAAGTATCTCTTACAGATTCTTGTACAATTGTTTTAGGAGCACGAACTGCTTCCAAAAGAATTTCTTTTAATTCTTCTTGAATAGCTTCTTTAACAGCTGATTTGATTAAATTTTTAAGTTCTGTGGTTTTCATCGTATTATAAATATTAAATTAATAAGCTTTTAAATTATCTCTGTCAATTATCAGTTTAAGTTCATTTATTAATGTTTGATCACTTGCTGTAAATGAAAGTTCGGTGTTTATAAGTGGAACACCTTGTGAATTATAGGCAACTGCTCTTTTTCTAACAATTGAGTCATTATATGGAATTTCTTCTATTTTTATAGTAAAACCCTGGTATGTTGATTGGTTAGTTGTTTGTAGAGATTGTTGTTGAGATGTGACTGCACTTATTATATTAGGATTAACCTCAACAAGTGTATTTAAAGCGGAAGGACTACATTTTTTTAAATACGCATCTAACTCATTTAATTTAGCTGTTAACTTATCAAGAGCAGCTGCTATTAATGCTAGTGGGATAGTAGTAGAAGAAAGAGCATCTTGGATTTTTTTAAGTTTAGATGCACCTAAATTATCAAATGAAATTCCATCAAGCGCATCTCCTAAATCACTTAGAAGAGAGGCTACAGCTCCTGGGGTTACAGGGATAGCTTTTATAGCAACTGATGCTCCTGTTTTAGCTATTTTAAGGGCATTTACTATATCAAGGGCTGTATTAAAACCAACATTTACTCCCGTAATAGTAGAAGTTAAAGTATCTAATGTTTTTCCTACTTTATTTAATTCATCTACTATATTATTTCTTTGTGAGATTAATTTATCTATTTGATCCGCAGGGAGACAAAAATCCGAAACTTTATCCTGAACTAATTCTGTGATTTTTTTCTGAAGGAATTGTTCTATAAAAACACTTTGACTTAAAAGTAAGTTAGGGATTTTACTTATTCCTTTAGGTTTTGATGAATCAGGTATAGATTTAATAATAGTATTAATAGTTGAAGCAGCAGCAACCGCAGCTTTAGTAGCATCTTTTATTTTTTTAGCCTTTTCAGCAGCTTGTTCAGCTTCCATTTTAGCTTTTGCTAATTCTTCTTTATTAAGTTCTATAGCCATTATTATATTGTTTTAGATACTTTAGATTTTGTTTGAGTCTCTAATTGGGTCTTAATTTTATTTAATTCAGGTATAAAAGCAGTTGTAACAAATGGATTAACAGCAGGTCCGGCTTGGGGAATTATTGTTTGTAAAGCTGTAGCTAATTGTAGTAATTGGGTGGTTAAATCACTTAAAATACTAATTGTAGTATCACCTAATAAAATAGGTTCAGTAGCATCTTTACTTCCCAAATATACATTTTGAGATTGTAATACTGAAGTAGGGGCATCAATATTTACACTAGTAACAGCATTTAATCCAACAGATTGATTTGATGATAATAAAATATGATCTGAGGTACTATTTAATAGAATTCTACTAGCATTAGATATAACTTGACTTTCCGAATATTCATTTGGTTTGGTTGGTGCGGTTGTATAGCTATTATATGTTGTACTAGATGCATCTATTTTAATTTGTTGAGTAGATGTCATCCAAATACTTGAAGGATCTTTATTTATATCTTCATATGTTGGAATCCAAGCATCTGTATTTGATGATCCTTGTCCATTTCTAAGTAATGTAATAGGATCTCCCTCATTACCTATATCCTTAACTGACCATCCATTGAGAGAACCTGTAACTGTGCTTCCAAAACGTAATGAGTTACCCCATCTACCTTCAAAAATTACATCACCCTCATATGGTTGAAGATTTTTTATATTTGATTTTTCTTGAAATGTATTACCTAAAAATATTTCAGTAGATCCATCTTGAACTTTTCGTACAACACCTGCTCCTGATTGTTCATAATCATTTAATTGAGCTTGTTGAGTTCCATCTCCATAATTATCTTTTGATTCTACTGATGGATCAGGTAAAGCATTATGGTGAACACTATTCCATAAGTTAACTGGTAGGAAATAGTAATATTCGGTTTTATTTAAATCTATATTATATGGATCCTGTATATCTACTGTAGGCATACTCATTATGTATGCTATCTCATTGATTAAAGGTACTTGTCTATAATTAGGGAATAAAGGTTTTGCAAAAGTATATTGAGATAGTAAATAATCTTTATCCTGAGTTTTTTCAGATGAAACAGGATTAGTTACTGAATCAAAAAGGACTCCTCCTAAAGATGCATATCCTCCATATAAATCATATAATTCAGGAATATCTCTTTTAATACCTTCTAGATCTAAAAAAACATATTTTATTCTAACAGGGGTAATAGCAAATGTCCCCTGTCTTCCAAATTTAGAAGAATTTGAAAGAATACTATTTTCAAGACCAAAATTAAAAAAACCTGCCATTATTTATTATCTCCTCCTTTAAGATCATTCATTGCTGAAAGTAATTGTTCTTTTTCTTCATCAGAGATAGTTAATGAACCTTCTGATGTTTGGGTTTGCATAGCACGTTGAGCTAAAGCAGCCATTTTGATTAAAATATCATCATTTTTAACCCCTATATCCATATATTCTTTAATCAATGGAACTACTAAAGTAGCATCCCCCACATCTGAAATAAGAGGTTTTAATTCATTGATTAAAGCCGTGACTTGTTTGTCTTTTTTCTGTTGGTTATTATAAATTTCCTCCAATATATCAGAGAATTTTTTCTTACCAAAGACTACATTATCAAATTGTGACATAAATATACAATATTAGTTTTTTGATAAATATTAAAACTAAAAATTTGTATATCCGTTTTCTAAATAAAAGACGTAATTTTCTTTAAATACATCATATAGCTGATTAGCTATTTTAGTGATTTTTGGTGTTTTAACATCTATAATTTCACGGATATAAATGTAAAGTGCTTTTTTATTGAAAATATCTAAATTTTCTCTTTTACGAAATAATTCTAAAATGGCATCTGCTATTTGGGCATCATATTCTTTAGGAAAAAGTTTATATATATTTGTTGTACAATATTCTACATATTCATTTATAAACATAGATAATCTATCTTCATGGATATTATCATCTATATTGTATGAATGGGTTTCACTTTCTTCTAGTAATTCAATAGGTGCAGTATCAATACGTTTTTTATAATTTTTCTGATTTGAAAGAATTAAATAACGTTTTGCAATAGTACCAAAATATGAATATGCTTTGGCTCCCTTTTCATGATTAAATAAATGAATTTTAGATAAAAGGAATGTAATTACTTCATGTTGTAAATCTTCAATATTATCTACTTCAGTATAATAAAATTTAAAAGTATG